TTCCCACAGTCTTTTATGCGCTTCTTTGCTCCTAACGCTCTGCTGTTCAATCTGATGAGCAAAATCGTCAACTTTAACCGTCAATTCCGTTATGGATTTTGTCAGCTTCACAATCGGCGTAACGATTGAAACAATGCCGCCTATCAGCACAAATAGACCTGCTACTATCTCCCATGTCATGGCGTTCCTCCCTATAAGAAAGGGCGGTTGTTACACCGCCCGACCTATTAAACTAACATCTTGTAGACTTCATGGATAAGCTCCATAGCTTCTTTCTTTTTGCCCTTGTTCGGGTGGGAAACAGTAACTTTCTTACCGCCTTCGATATAGAACTTGTCCCCTCTTGCGCTTTCAATGACGTATGTACCGCTTTCGTCCTCTCCTATGCCCCAAACGTCATAGTTTGTACCTTTGATTTTAGGCTTACCGTTTCCGTTTTCGATTTCATCTGTAATAACGAATTTACCGTCAATACTTCCTGCTCTATCGGGGAAGTCTGTAGCCTTTAACATACGTCCTTTTTCCGTTTCGGTTGCTAAATAGCAGAACACAACGCCGTCATCGGGTATTGGCGTTTTCTTACCGTTTTCGTATGTAAACATGTGGTGTCCGTCTTTTTCAATAGTTTTCATTTCGATTAGTTTTTTCATGTGTATTCCTCCTTATTTATTAAATGTTCTGTTCTGATATTATGTAGTTCTTTTCTTCCGCTGTAATCTTTTCGCTTAAAGCCAAGTCCTCTATTTTGGATTTGGCAACACTTCCTTTTAAATAAAGCCTTTTAAGGCTCTCCACCAGTGTGCTCATAGTATGCCTCCCTCTAAAAGTTCCTCTGTATATTTATCTATGGCTGTCTGTTGTGCCTCGGTAAATGAAGTCTTCAGACTTTCTTCTATTCGGTCAAGCTGAGATGGCTGCGGTTCGGGTTGCGGCTCTTCACTAAGCACCCTATCTACAGTAGCCCTTATTATTTCCGTGCCATCTTCATTTATTTGTATAACCTCTGTGTATTCATGTCTCTTCTCCTCATCGTCAATGTATTCTTTAACTCTTTCTTCAATTTTCATAACGCTCACCTCCTTCTAATAAACATAAGCAACCACCGCCGCACTTCCTGCGCTGTACGGTAATTCCGCTACATTTGTAATTGTTATAGATTTTTTAAACTCTACTTCACAACGCCCTGTCCTATTCATCCAAAGTTTATTATTCAAGGTTATTCCGTCAACCGAAGCTACGACAGCCATAAACTGATATGTGTTTCCGCCTGTATTCGTAGAGAAAAAAACAATTTTTCCTTTGCCTGTAATAGTAACAGGCTCTTCTGCACTTGCCCTGAAGTTTTTTATCAATATAGGTTTTGGAGCATTAATCTTTATCGTTTGATTTATCAATGAATCTAAAAACGTATTGATACATCCACAAAGATTTGTATTGTTTTTATCATTTTTATTTCCAAGAACATCCTTAATAGCTTGCAAGCTCTGTTCCTCCGCTAAATATTTTTGCATAGACTCACCTCCCGATTTAATAGCACACGGCTACTATAGGTGCAGCGTCTCCACCCGGATCCAGGTCCGTCCTAACTTCAACCGAATTTTTAAAGGGGATTTTTTCAGCAACCGTATTATAATCTCTTCCAATTGTGGAAGAGGCAAATTGCGATATCGGTTTTCCGTCTACATAGATTGAACTAAAATACACATTGTAACCACAAACAAATAGATACCCTTTTCCAGTAACCTTAGTGTCTCTTTTATAATCAGATACTATTTTTATCGGTGTTCCAAAATTATTATCGTCAATGCCGTTTTCCAAAACCTGTAAAAGATATTTAGCCTTTGCCATGAGGGTATTGTTTATAACATCCGTTGGACCATCGGACATCGTTCCTATTATTTCTTTTATTAGCTCAACCGTTTCTTCTTTTCCCAGATAAATTTTAGCCATTTATTACACCTCATTCTGTCATGACATATATGCCGTTTGCGTCTATTCCAATTTTTGAAGTAAGCGCAAGTATACTGTCCAGTTTGTTATTCAGTGTTTTACCAGAACCTTCGCCAATGCTGTTTTTAATTTCTTCCGATGTCCTCTGGTCTGCCACCTGCGCCAATATATCCCCTGTTGCCATACCTTACGCCTCCTTTACTCTCAATATGCCGTCCGTTCCGACCTCAAAATATGCCTTTTTTGTCGGACTGCCTTCGACAGAGATGATGTTATTGTCCGTCCCTGTATTGGCCAACTGCCATAGTGCGTCGTCCACTATATCTGAATTTCTGTTAAATGCACTAACATCAGCAGGATCAACATAATCCGGTTTTTCCATTTTGTAATGCGTCGTCTTTGTTGCCACTTTTCTTTCCTCCTTATCCGTTTGTCCAATCCCCACTTTTTACATATTCCCAATTATGAGTTTTGAAAAATTCCCATGTATGAGTTTTGACATCTCCCCATGTATGCAATTGGTAAATAAACTCATATGGCAAATGCGCAGGTTTGATTTTTTCAATAGTTTTTTTCAAATTTTCAATAAATGAAGGAACTCCGTAAATTTCCAAAAAAGCTATTTTTATTTTTCCGGAAGTGAACGATACATCAACACGCCCTCTGTCCCACGCCAAACAAATTTCCTCTATCATCTTTAAAGTAAATTTTTTACCTCTTGTAGCCAGCCAATTTGCTTTTATATTGTTTCTTCGTTCTTCTATGCTTGCGCCGATCGGTGAGGTAATACCTAAATATTTTTCAAAAATTTCAATTCCAACCGTCCCCATCGTGTCAAAAAAGAGTTGTCTTTCGGTTTCGTTTAACCTAGACAGAACACTTTCGAAAACGACCGCAACAACTGTATAAAAATCATCTACAAAGATAGCCTTTTGATAGAGTTTGTTATTATTCGTTATAAGCTTTTCTTTTATATCCTTATTCAACTAAGTTCACCGTCCCAAGTGTTGCTACTTCTCTGCTTCCAATAGGTATATTGGCCGTTGCTGAATTAATCGTTAAATTGCTGTAGTCTATAACACCGGGTGTGTTGAATATTGTATTTGCGATCAACGCATAACTAATATAGTCAACTGTAAACGCCTTTTCTTGCAGAATATTTTTTATATTTGTCTTTATTGCCCCTGATACATTTTGAAGCGTATAGCCTTGCAACAGTGTCAATTTTCCATCAATATTCAGCCTTTTTTCTTTAGCTGCCGTAACCGTACAGTATGCGCCAGCAGGTGCTTGTCCTTCTCCTTTTCCACCTCTCTGCGGATCTATATATGTTTGTACCGAAGATACAAGTTCCGGTGAGGCGGGAAGTCCGTCATTTCCTATAATACAAACTTCAACAGTATTGTCACCGAATGCTAATCCAAAAGCTTTTGCACGACCAACACCAGCCACCTCTAACGCCCATCGTTCGTAGTGTGCTTCGTTCCCCGAAATGACAGGTTTTTGTAATTCATCATAAAATCTTTGCTTCAATTCAGTATCATTTTCTTCTCTATAACCGTTTCTTGTCGGCTCATCATTTTTTACTGAAATAACACCCGGAATTGAAACAGGGATTTTTATAATAGCTCCTGCCCCTACGTTTCCCTCCGCTCCTGCTTCCACCGCTTGTATAGGTACTTTCCCCGAACCTTTTATTATTGTCATTTTCGTTACTTCAAAAAAAATGTTATTTACAGTTGAAAAAAGTGTTCCAGGTTGTATTGTGGCAGTTCCGGCTACCGTAACTTCTCCTATCGCCTTAACCGCAGGCCGTCTGGTTATTCCTGTTAAATCGTATACTCGTTTTGTTAATTCTTCGCCCTGCAAATTGTCAATATCTAATTTAGCTTCTATTTCTTCCGCCCTGGTATACAGCTCTTCGCTTTCAATAGCTACTGAATTAAGTAAATCATATACAGGAAAACCTATCGTTTTTGCGTATGTATTCGGCATGGCTGTCAACATATCATCCAAAATCTGTTCAGATGTTTTTTGCACTTATACTCACCTCTTCCCCTGTGTAAAGAACAGCTGTAAAATATATGTTCAGTTCTCCATCGATGTTTTCTGCAGAAAAATTGATAATATTTTTTATGCAACGCACCATTTTTGAATTTTCTTTAATCTGTCTCTGAATTTCCGAATACAAGAAACCTTTTGGTAATGACTTGTAACCTATTATTTCATCAGTTTCTACTCCAAATCCGCTGTTTCCATAAACTGAATATTTATTCGGTAAAGTACGGCACATAAGTTCCAACCATTGTTTAACTGCTTCTGTCTGTGTTACCTCTTCGGCCACACCGTTCAAAAATAGGAATTGACGCTTATCAAAATCAAAGCTCATGCTTCGTCCTATCTCTTCAACAGGAATAGCGGTTTGAACCGCCGCCTTCGCCTCTTCAATTGTTCTATTTCCAATAGGAAACATATATTTCGCCTCCTTTTTTATTGTAAAACATCAAAAACCACCATTTCGGACATTCCTATAATTAATACCCTTCTTCCGATATATTCTTTTCTTTCCGGATCTGAAATCATTTTGTTTTTTATGTCCTCTGTCAGTGTTAGGTTATCGTTTTCAGTAAAGACTGCAGCTCCGTCCAATGCTTCAACAATCATCGGCTCTTGTTTTTTTATCGTTCCGATGATAAAAGTGAGGCTGTTCCGGTTCTTGCGTCCTTCCTTTTTTATAGCTTTTGCCATTTTCAAAGCATAATCCTGCATTATACCGCCTCCGCATTTTCCAAATCCAATGACATTCTGTGTGTTGCTCCAAATGTATGTGTTACAGATTTCACCATATAAGCGCCTTTTAATTCGTATTTATCAGAAGAAAATAATAGCAGAACTCCTGCTGTTACCGCCTCAGAGCCAAGCATATCGCCTACACTTCTGGTCTTCTTTATATTTCCATACTCCTTTAATGTGTTATCCGCTTTAGTCTTTGGATTTTCTTCATCACTGGATTTTTTAATCGTTTTTGTCAACTTTCCAAACTTAGCTATAGCTTCATCATTCTTAGCAGTCACAAGGACTTTCGCCGTTCCATTATCTTCCGAAACAACAACTATATTGTTTCTCATGTCTTTTGCACTGTCAGAGCCGTCCACGCTGCCCAATGCGTAAGTTACATCCAGTTCGTTTCCTGCTTCAAATCGGTGCTTTGCAAAGGTCAATATTTGTGGGTATTCATATATATTCAGTGTTCCGTTTCTAACTCTCATAAAAAAATTTTTTCCGGTTGCTGAGGTTGAAACCTCAATAATTTCTTGTAGTATTTCAAGCACAGACTTTTCAATATATAATCCATCTATCGTTCCGGACAGTGCCGGAATGGTTCCGAGTGGCAATCCTGCCTTTGAACACAGCTGTTGTACAGCTGTTGAACATGGTGTTTTGTTGAACTGAATAATTACATCATTGTTCGAAAGATAAAACCCATAGTCAAAAGCAGTATACTCTCCTGATATACTAGCTTCTACAATAATTCCGCTAAACATTTCTCTTGTATCGCCTATAACATCGATCTTGTCTCCCGGTGTTATAGGCGGGCATGAGACGGTTATATATTTATCTCTCGGATTTTTTGCAACCGAAAAGGACAGTTCAACCGTTATGCTGTCCATATTATCAGTTATACTGACATTTCCGCAAAAAGCGGTAATATCTGTCGACCTGTTTAATATTATTTTTATCACGATATTTCACCGCCTATAAAAAAATATATTCTGTCATTGATACCGAAAAATCTGCATCGCCGTTCGTTCTGTATTTATACACAAAGTTGTCTATAGATACCGCCATATTGAGCCTTTCAACACTTTGTTTGTCTGTTATCACTATTCTTGCCGGAATGCGCTCTGTCTTTATTCTTCGAAAAAAGTCAATGTAAGCCTGCGGATCTACATCGGCATACGGATTTACAAACGGATATTTTTTCGACGGAAAAAAGGACGATATTTCCAATGTTCGCAATCCGGGATTGCCTATCATTCGTATGTTGAACGACAGACCATTGTACGTTTCATTTGCCTGGTCTTCTGAAATTTCCCATTCCGGAGCTACAGGTAATACCATTATTTCAGCATTGTTATTTATCGAAAAAACTATGTCCATAATTTATACAGCCTCCAATGCCTCCAAAAATTCTTTTGCTATTATTCTTCCTGTTTCATGCGGATCGTCTCCGCCTTTGACTTCAATTTTCAAATTATTGATTGTAACTTTTTTGCCGTCCGGGTGCATTTTATTCGTCTTATCCGCAGGATAGATTTTTGCACCGGAAGGCAGCTTAATCAATTCGCCTCTCCCTCCCTCGTTTACTTTTGTCCAGCCACCTGCAAAATAAGGCGTTCCGGTTGCGTGTCCCGGTGCTTTTTCATCTTCGCCCCATCCTGTTATTTTCTGTATTCCTTTTCCTATGAGCGGAATATTTGTTAATCCGTTTTTAAAATCGTTTATCTTTCCGCTTATCCAATCGAATATCGGAGATAACTTATTTTTTACGGTTTCAAATGCCCCTGTAATAGCGTCTTTTATGCCATTAAATACTGATGTGATTTTATCCCATAGACTTTGAGCAGCTGCTTTTACTGTGTCCCAGTTTTTATAAAGCGCAACGCCTGCAGCAATAAGCACACCTATAGCAGCAGCTATAACTCCAATAGGATTTGCTGTCATTATAAAATTCAATGCACCTTGCGCAGCAGTAACACCAGTAACTACGGTTTGATACATTCCCCACAATTTAGCAACCCCCGAAAGGATGTTGAATGCGGCAAAAGTAGTTAAAAGACCAGTTAACACCGGAATTAACCAATTAGCATTATCTTTCACCCAACCAATTGTTTTCCCAAGAAAGTCTAGACCTTTCCCAAGCACATCCGTTGCCTTTTGCGCTATCTTTTCAATAGTTCCGTCATTCTGCCACTTAACAAGTGTGTCTGCCAGGCTTGATATTTTCTGCCTAAGAATATCTAATGCGCTTCCCTGTCTTACTGTTCCGTCGTCCATTATTCCAACTATTTTTCCGAGCGAATTTTTTACAACTCCGGTAACTGTCGACCACAGACCTTTGGTTGTTGTTGAAAGTTTGTCCATACCTCCCGAAAACCGACTGTTCATTACACCGACAAGCTCGTCCATATTCTTAACGCCCTTGATCCCGAACTCTTTCATTCGTTCCCATTCTCCCGACTGTGCGTCAATTATAGCTTCCGTTGCTTGAATAATATCTTTCCCCGTTGCTCCTGCCATATCTCCGGCACGACCAAGCCATTCTTCCGCAGACATGCCCATAGCTTCAAATTTCGAAGCTGCCTCTACAAGTGCGCCGCCTTCAAAGGGTGTTTTATTTGCCATATCAATTGCATACTTCATTATCTCGGCCGCTCTTTGTGTATCTCCCGTGGCAGTCTCCAATTGTGCTTTATATGTCTCCATATTAAAAGCCTCTTTAAATCCTGTTCTGGCAGCAAGCGCACCCAGCGTAGTTCCTAATGTGCCTATTGTTTTTACAGTCGTTGAAGCTACGCTTTTAAACTTGTTATTGGCGGCAGATGCCCATTTATTAATTTCTTGATGTCCTTTTCTTATCTCAAGTCTACTTTTCTGCAGTTCTTTCGTTGTATTCCCCAATGGCTTCGTAAACCTATCCTGCAACATCATTAGGACATTCATTTTTTTACTCATCTGCTATTCACCCCTTCCCATGATTCAATTTCCACTTGCATTGACGCTATATAGAAAAGCTGCTCCAAACTGTTTAAATTTTCCAGTTCCGTCTTGCTGTGCCCTTTTTGTAAATAGTAATGGAAAAGGGCGGCTTCTCCGCCGCCCTTAATCAGTTTTTTACCGTTTCAACGGCGTCAACCGTTCCTTCCCTATTTCCTTCTTTTCTGTTCAAGCCATACATCGTCATTATTTCAGCTGCCGCTTTTTCCATAAGTTCCATATTTGACATGAATACTTTTTCAACGACTTCGACCGGCTCAATAACACCATAATTTTTCCTCAATTCTTCATTATGCAGAATTTTACAGTGTGCATATATTAACATTGCTGTCTGCTCTGCGTTTTCTTCGGCATTTTTCCCACTGTCGTCAATAATCCTTGACACCGTTTTAATGTCCTTCTTCTCGGCCATGATATAATTTCCGTCATCATCAATTACTATTTTCACAGCCTTGTATTTATCTAAATCGGACTGTAGGCTTCTTGCTACCAAATCTTCAATTGTCAGCTTCATTTTTTCAGTCTCCTTATTTAATCAAATCTATAGGTTCATAGTCAGCAAATTTAAACGGAACTTCCTCTTCGCCTATTGTTGCATTTTCATATTTGAGAGCCATCACTTCATCAATTGTTACCTCTGAAAATGATATTCTTTCCGCTCCTAACGCTGTCGGGTCTTCCAGTTTGCCAATGATTGTTATCTCCGGCATATCACCCGATTTAATCCCCTTTGTCAGCTTTGCAAGGATTTTGGAATTAATCTTATGAAGCGTCATTGTACCTTCTCCGGTAAATCCCATATAACGCTGATGTTTTCCTAAATCGTTTGAAAGGTCGACTTCCTCATAATTTAGTGTCAGTTTCGCTTCAAAACTTTTAACATTGGCGAACAATTCGCCATCAATCCACACACGGCCATAAGTACCGCGAATTATATCATTCGTTCTAATTGTGTTATCAGCCATTAGTTACACCTCTCTCATGCCATTGTTATGATAAAATTCAAGTCTTCCATAGCGTCAAGCACCTTTATATTTGCAGTAAGATTTACAAATGATCTGAAAGTCATGTTCTTAACTTTTTGTTCATCCCAATCGACTGCCTCCGGTTTTCCGGTAGAAATCCAATCTTCTCTTTGTTTTTCAACATTAACCTGCGCAAGATTTTCAAAATTCGGATCTAATATGCTTTCTCTTCCAAGTTGTTTGAAATATACGTTAACCGCAGCGATAAACAGTACCTGGTTGTCATAACTATTCTTATACTTTCCGCAGTAGTAATCATTAAATGTTGCCACTATGTCTTCAAGTATTAAGTCCATAGCCTCTACAATTGTGATTTTCTGCATATCTGCTGTCTGGTCTTCTCCCAAGGTTGTCAGTGTATTAACGGCACGTCCAACCCTTACTTCTCCGCTGTCGTTCCAAAGTATAAATTCTCCTTTATTCACAGCTGCGTCAAGGTCTGCAGGCTCTGTTACGCTTTCCAGTTCCTGCATAACTGTGTATGTTGCTGCCCTTGTAAACGGAAGTCCTGCAAGAAGTCCTGCAATTCTTGCAACATAATTCTGCACAGGATATGCAGCTTCTGCATTTTTAAACTTTATAGCCTCGTTTGTAAAGTTGACAACATGCATATCGTCAGTTGTCGTTGCCTTATAGACAACAGCTTTTCGTTTCTTTCTTTTATTTTTAGCGTTTGTTTCTTTTATGTAGGCCGCAACTGCGTCTTGTTCTGTGCTCGTAGCATTTAAGTAGCATAACCAATTGAAATCTATTCCTGCAATAGCCGGTTTGGCGTCCGTAAATTTCTTGGCAGCTCCGATTTTAACAACATATACTGTTCTGGGAATACCGATAAATGCTCCGAGTATTGCTTTATAATTTTCAGCTGTATATTCAGTCTCTTTCACATCCGCAGACAACTCATATTTATTCGTTGTTGCTGTTCCTTCGGTATCGTCATTGACAATAACGCAAACAACGCCTCTTTCACTTCTCTGTATAGCCGTTACAGCTTTTTGTTTGAAGATTACCTCAATGTTAGGCATATTTTGAGCCATTTATATAACCTCCTTTTTTTCTTTAACTTGAACGTAAAGTTCAAGCATATCTTTTTTGTCCTCTTCGTTTTCAACATAAGGATTAACAATGTCTATCTTTCCCGACAGTTCAACAGCCATGTCGGCTTTGTATATCGTCCCTTCTTGTTCTTCCAATGTATAATTGAATGTTTCATTTATTTTAATTCGGCCTTCAAAGGCAGCGGCTAAATTATCCAACACTCCATATAGTTCGGCATATCCACTGTAAATTGATGGTGCAAAGTAAATTATTCGTAATTTGAACTCTATATGTTCCATCAATCCGAACATATCTTTCTTAATCTCATCAGCGTCAATGACAAACGCAGGACGTGGTATATCTTCTTCGATATCTTTATCTATTACGGGTATGCCGAAAGTTTCTTCAAGCCGTTTCGTTACGTTTGTTAATATGTCGGCCACTTCTGCCATTATTTCACCAGCCTTTTGTTAAATCAGTAATAAACACCTCTGCGTCTTTTTCATATTCGCCTCCGAAGCTGTCTTGCGCTTTCGCTACTAAGCGACGCCCGACTATTCTTTTGCCGCTTTTAACATGGTGAAAACCATATTCAAGCAAGTGCGTATGTGGTGCAAAATGTATTCTTGTTTCATAGGAATTAAGCGGTTTATATACATAAACCTTGCCACGCTTCAAATGTTTACCGTTGACAAGGTTACCTGTTTTTCTTCTGTATCCGTTTTTCAAATAAGATCTAACCCTATTCTTAAGTTTAATTCCCTCTTTTTGCATAAATTTTCTACACTCTTTCGGTGCAATATCTGTAGCAAGTCTGGTCAATTCTTTATCAAGATTTTCATTCGTTTTAATTTTCATTTCAGCAAAAGCCATTATTCTAACACCTCACAAAAAATTTCTAAAGTGTTGTGTTGAAGGTACGGATCTAAGATATATAAAATATCATATCTTTGTCCATCTGCAATAAACCACATTCCGGGTTTAATAATATCTGTGTATCTTGTTATGATCTTATGTGTTGTTCGTGAAAGTTTTGTTTCGGCGGTGCGGTTCAGCAAGTTTCCCGTTTGCGGCCGAACTTCTGCCCATAAATCTCTGACCTTGCGTTGTTTCCAAAGCGTCTGACCTATGGCATTAACTCCATCCGTCTGATAATTTTCCCAAAGTTCTATTTTCCTGTTTAACCTTCCTGCTAAATTCCGCATAGCCGCCGCCTCCTTCCATCATAAAAAATTTTTATCATGCAAATTCAAGATGGCTTTTACCGTTAAATTTTCGGTTGCTGTTTCCGCAGTTGTAGATCTAACATCATACATATCAGCTACCAGGGCGAACACAGCAATACTTATTTCCTCATATTCGTCCATTTCGACATCTGTTAATGATGTTCTGTTTTTTATATAACCTTTAGCGGCAGACAATGCCGCCGCTAAGAAATTATTTGTTGCTGGTTCCGTGCCGTCCGCCCTGACGTAATCAGCTAAATCATTTATTGTTATTTCTGAAACTTTCATACCGTATCACGCCTTATGCACCAGTTTTCAAAATTGCAAACTTGCTCTGATCAATAATAGCTCCGTCAATCTCCATATATCCGACTACTCCGGTTGCGTACTGTGTTGCATATTTTTCTTTAAGCACACTAACTTCAATTTCTTTAGAAAGGTTAAATGCATATCCGCTTAAATCACCATAGAGCATTACATTTGCCGAAGCTGCATATTTAGGTGCGTTTTCTGATAAATAAACAGGTTTGCCTAACATTTTATAACCGTTTCCGTTTACCATATCGGGTATAAGCAAAAACTGACCATCTGTTGTTTTTAGTGTGGCAGCCTCCGCGAAAGTTGAAGGGTGCATTATCCAAACCGCATTTTTCTGTGCCTCGGTCGGAACTGCAAGCTGAGTTTTTACGATTTCTTCTGCTTCGAAAGCTTTTGCCGCCGCTGTAACTATATTTGTAGCATTCGGAAGTATACCTTTAATTTTTCCGTTTGCTCCTGTTAAACCTTCTTTTTCTGCAAACTCTGCTAAGTCTTTAGCCATCTTATTTACAACATATCCAACAATATCAAAGTCTATATTGTTGACAAGTTTATTGGAAACCGTGGATAATGCTCCCACTATGTATGGTTTGAGAGAAACAACTTTAAGTTCCCCCGATTTCTCTGTGAGTTCTGAAAGCTCATCAACATATGCTGCCGTTATCTTATTTGTAGTCTCATCATAGACAGGGATTGAAAGTTCCCCTTTTACATTAAATTTTGTAGCCATATTAAAAAGAGGACTGATGTCTTTCATTCGTTCAACAATCATATTTGCTACAGTTCTCGGAAGGAGGCCGCCGTTTGTTCCGACTTTTAATGCCCTCGTTTCGCCTCTGCAGTACTTTTCAAAAGACCTAATCTCTTCGTCTTTTGTAGGATCTTTAGGTTCCGGATCATCCAACGCTCTACGTTCTTCAAGTGCTTTAATTGTTCTTCCGAGGCTATCTGCCTCTTCAATATAACCTTTGTATTCTTTTTCTTCATCATCAGTTAAAGCTCTTGTCTCTTCCTCCACTTTGTCAAGAATAGCAGCAGCCTTAATGAGTAATTCGTTTCTTTTTTCCTTGAGTTCTTTTATTTTTGACATTTCTTATACCTCCATTTTTTTAATATCAAGTCTCATTCTTTTTATTTTTTCAGCGTCATAAGACGGCTTTGGCGTTCTGAAAATTATCTTTTCAACATTTTCTTCGTGCAAGCCTCTTGTTTCTAAAGCACTTAATCCTTCTTCCCTTAATTCATACGATGTCCCTGCATACGCTGGCACACGATCAGAAAGAATAGATATTTCATTCAGCTGAATTTCTTTAAGATAACGACGTTTAACTCCCTCCATGGTCCAATCGCCCCATTCATCTTCTATGACGTTGAAACCGAAAGACCAGCCTGTTATCCTTCCTTCGTCGGCAGCTTCTATTACTTCCTGATCAGTAACCTTTGCAACGGCATAAAGTCCAATATTGTCCTCTCGAACTTCTAAAGAACTGTCTGTAGTGCCGCCTATTACTTTTCCATGATTGAATTTCAGTTTGATGTCTTTATTTGTGTTGATAGCTTTGGAAAAAACTCCTTCTTTAACCTGTTCAACAAACCTCGTTCCATCCGGTAGAGTCATCACTCGGCTATCTCTGCATATAGCGTTGACATATCCGGATATTACGACTTCTTTTTCTCTTAATTCTATTTTCATTCCTTATTCTCACCTCCTAATTTAAGTGATTGTCCCATATTAGGAACGTATATTAATTCTTTTTCGGGATCGTATAATATGTCTTGTAATCCTAATTTAATAAATTTCAAACCTAGCGGCGGCTTATTTTCCATTTCTCTAATCTCATCTAATTGATAGATACCATTTTTCACAGCTTTTTCATAACTTTCAAATCGTTCCGCAAGATTTCCTTTTCTTGCCTCATCCATATCAAACGCAAAGAACCTGTTATCTTTTTCTTTTTCCAGTAGCAGCGTTCTGTTTATTGCCGCCTCAATTGCTTTTGCAGGAGGAATTACCGCTGTTTCAAAAGTTGCCGTCTCTGTTTCCGGTGTTGCAGTTCCGGCAAGTACCGATGGAGCTATTCCAAACAGTCCGCATATAGCGTCATGGTTGTCTCGCCTCGCCTCTATCACTTGCATTTCTGCAGGTGTAGATGATAACTCATTAAATTTAATACCCTCATTGAGTACCATTGTTTTTTCATCATCACCGGAATAGGCCGAATTCCATTTGAGTTTCAAATCTTCCAGTGCTTTATCTGAAATTTTATTTTCAACCGACAGGTATCCTTTTTTCATTCCTTGTTTTTCAACCATTTTTTGCTCAAAAAGCAGCTCCGCATAAGCCGTTTGTAACATTTCCGGATTATCATCCAGTACTCCACGCCCCGTTCCTCCGTCAACCGACGATCTAAGCGCAGTAAAAATATTAAAACTATCAACCCTCTGGCCCTGCACCCAATAATTTATATACCTTTCCAAGGCGTTTGTGTTTGCGTTTTGGGTAACTTCTCCCGGCTGCAGATATATCAATTCTTCAATATCGTTATATCTACGCCTGATATACGCATAACAGCTCCCGTGTAGGATATAATCTTTTGTCAGCATTTTTTTAAAAAGAAAACCGTCAAAATATTCAGATGGTTGAATGTTAAAAAGTCTTGTCCTTTTATCGTTCTTTATTTCTTTTATTTTTCCATCCTTATCTCTCTCATACAGTTTTAGTGGCAGGAGTGCCACCTTGTTTCCGACATATTCAAGACAAGCAGCTACCGCAGGTATTTCTTGCGCCTGTTTTTCTGTGATAAAGTAACCCCCATTCATCTGTGCAAGAAGCATATCTCCAGTAATTTGACGCTCTTCTTGTTTTTTACTCTTTAAAAAATCCAGAAATCCCAACTTTTTTCACCGTCTTCCTAAATCATCAGACCGCCCCAATGTTGCGCCTCTTCCAGTACTTCATTTTGCTGGACAAGGTATATAGCATTAATCAGAGCCATAAGCATGTCCACCTTGCCGATAGACCGCTTTTTGTTAATGTACCTGTTTAAATTCGTATCGTATGTACAACGTGCATTTTCAAAATTTATTTCTAATAGCTTATTTTCTTCGTAGGCAAAATTCCCTTGCAATATCAGCTCTTCAAGCCATTTGATAGGTGCATGCAGTACAGAAGAATGCTGTCTGACTATGATTGTTTCCAGTCCTTCCGCTTCCAATTTCTGTGCCGTTGACATAGCGTTATATCTGTCATATCCAACCCCAACGACATTGCAACCGAATTTTTCTTCTATGTTCAAAATATCTTTTTCAATGACCGAATAATCAATTACACGATCACCGCAAGCAGTACATTTTCCAGATGAAATAAACTCTTTATAATCAATACGTTCAAGTTTGCTTTTCTCTTCCAACCTATCTGCAGGAATGTAGGCATAAACATCAGCCAATACTCCACCTGTATTTTCATCATATGCCGCCATTGCAAAAGCCGAGTTATCTGTTGTCATTGATAAGTCGAAACCTACATACACGTTTCTTCTTGTCCAATCAATTTCATTCACTTTGCATTTTTGCAGGTCCTCAACTGCGATATAGCTCTCAGTCCCGACACCTTGATAGACTATATTGCAATGTTTTGTGAGAAAATTTTCACGTCTTGACGGAATATCAATGGCGTCCTGCCTTTTCTTTTTCAAGTCTTCCAGTATCTCCGGAATTTCCAATGCCAACGGATTAGAATGATATAGTATTTCGTCATTATCCATCCAGTTTTTTGTATCGTCTGGCTCATATAAAAGAGCAAACGTCCTTTTATCGTCTTTCAATCCATCAAGAATTTTCTTTGCCGAAGCAACCTCCTCTTCCAACGGATTAAACATCGTCGGATATTTTGTGGATATTATAAAACCAAGCTTGTTAAAAACCTGTATTTGTCCGGAGCGCATAGCCTCTATCGGATAAACATTCGGCAGTGCTCCTGTTTCGTCAACTAAAAAAACTGCAGGCTGCCTTGTGTCCATTCTATTTCTGGAATAATTCAGCGGATAGAATACGTTGTCCGTTATTGAGCATTTGATATAATCTCTCAGTTTTTTAAACTTAACCCTGCCTTGATACGTTCCGGCAAGTGCCGGACTGCAATCCAATACCTCTTCTATCTCCGACTTGATAGCACGGCTTATAGTTCCGTCCGGAGCTACGCTGTACAATTTTGAAAATCTATCCTCAGTCAGCAACAGGATTATGAATATAACCGCAACAATAAAAGTCTTTCCGTTTTTTCTGGCAATTTCCAATACAGCATTTTGGTATCTTCGTTTACGCGGATCAGCGCGATAGACCACACACAACACTCCAACAATCAGCGCCCATTGAAATCCGGCCAAACAGTCAATCATGCTTTTTCCCTTGTTTAAGCCTTTTGGCATGATTAACAGTTTTAATATTTTGCAAATTTTGTGGTACTTTCCTTCGCTCAAAATAAATTCTTCGTCCTCGCCTCTTGCGATTTTTGCAAATTCTGACATTTGTTTTTTGACGTATTTGGGTGCAGATGTTTTTCCGCTTATTACGCTTTCCGCATATTCAACCGCTTTATTCACAACTCATCATCTGCCAACGCTTCAAGCAACGGATCAACTTCTTTTTCATTGATAGAGATCGCAAGCTTTGCCCTACTCTGCGGAGACAACCCCAGCTCGTTACACCCTCTATAAAAATCCTGTGTATACTTGGCGCGAGTATTCATCACTTCGCGATCGTACTTCATATCAGGTTTTGTCTCTATATCTGCGTCAATCTCGTCAAGCTTATCAATAGCTACCGCCGTCTTTGCTAATATCCAGTCGTCCAGGCTGCACAACGTCCCAGCATTGTTCAGACGTTTAACTATTTCTCTGAAAATCTTTTTTTGCCCTTTTGAAAGACTTCTCGGCGGCTTCGGTGCGTTCTCACTTTTCAATTTTTGTTCAGCAGCTGCACGGCCTTGTAATTCTTCTTTTGTCCGCGCACCAACTGCCATTTCTATCGGCTTAGCTGGACGTGCCATAATAACACCGCCTCATTTCTAAAATAATTTGTAAATAAATTAGGCACGGTATGGTGTGGAAATAAACGCCTATTTTTCGGCATTTTTGATAGGGGGGATATTATTTAATCAATGTCCGTAATGTCTCTTTTGAGATTTTTCCTTCTTCCGCTTCTCTATGGTGCTTCTCGCACAACGTTATAAGGTTATTATTTTCCAGTCGTTTATTCCACGCCTCACGCACACTGTCAATATGATGGACTTGTAATTTTTGCCTGTCATATTTTCTTTTATTATCATAACGCCCTTTTATTAGACATATCGGACACAAATAGAAATCTCTGTTTTTTATCTCTTCCCTCTTCATTTGCCATTCAAAAGATGATAGAAATGATTTGTATTTTTTCTCAAAATCTGTTAATTCGGAATATTTTTTATATTTTTTAGTTGGCTTTTGTGGGCACCTCTCACCTATAGAGTGAATTCGTCCGCATATACTACATGCCTTTTTCAACTTTACTCCGCCTCCTGTTTTTCTAAAAACCGTTGTACGGCTTTTCTTATACTTTCTTCACTGTCTCCCATTCCTATTTTCTGTGCAATCTCACGCCAAGCGTTGCCATTGAAGTAATGCATTATGATTGCCGTCTTTATCCTTATGTTATTAATTGCCGTAACTTCCTGCAGCACTTCATTTCTTTGGTTTTGCAATCTTTCAATTTCTCGTTTATAAGCCGAAATAGCTTTTGCTGCCCTACGTTTATTCGTGCAGTGCTCTTCTTGATTTTTTATCTCTTTTTGCAGAGCCAATATAAAAGCCTGTGTGCCTGCAGCCTCTTTAAGTTTTTTGTGTGTAAGCATTATTCAACCTCCAATCATTCACGTTGTATGTATTCTCCGTAATCTTCTCCACCATTCTTGACAGCCTTTAAATATCTTACCCACCCTATTTCCTCAAAGAAATTTTCAGTATACAAAATCCTCGTATAGTTCTTCGGTACTTTCAGTGTTCTATGTCTCTTGCTTTCGGAAACTTCTTCAATTTTTATTTTCGGCTTAATCAGATTTCTTGACTGACTCCAACGCTTTGCATTTTTCTTAATATTTTCTTTCGTGATATAACTGGCCAGTCGAGTATCTTGTTGGGATTTTTTTAAATTCTTTAAAAATATATAGCCTTCGCCCCACAGATTGAATATTATTTCCCATGCTTCTTTCAAACTCATTCCAGGTATTCCATTCAAGATCACATGATGATGACACCTTCCTTTTGTTTCTAATACGGATATGTATTTTAATTCCTCCATATCGTTTTTTAATCTCCAACGCTTTAGCCTCCTAAAAAAATTCGCTATTTTCTTCTTCGCTTCTTCCGGTTCTACGGTTCCATCGTATGTCAGTGTTAAAAAATAATCTTTTGCTCCAAAGTTGGCATTTATAGTTCTGGTTAATTTTTTTCTTGCAACTTCCAAATTTCTTTTCTGTTGCTCCTCACTTGTTAAATTCCCACGAAGCTCTCTTTCATATTTTTTTCCGACAGTTCTCGGACTGTAAAATTCTTCTACTTCGTATACATCCCCTGCCCATATCTTTTTTCTATATTTAGGCATTGTCTCACCTTCTTCTAGAAATGGTCGTTAAGTTATTTGCTTTATCAAGTTGACAAGGGCAACCGCCCTTTTATTTTTTCTACATATATAATGTAGGAACTCATTTATTTTTTTACATATAAGTTAAGGCGTCCAATGGACGCCTCTACCTTTTAAACTTTATTCTTTCGGTTATATCCGCATTTTTTAATATGTAATACGGAACACTTTCCTTATATTCAATTCCTTTTTTATTTCTAAAAACAGCAGTGAAGAAAAATCTATGTAGCTGTTCCACTCTGCCATTCCTTTTTTTCTCAATATTTCCATTTGTTCCATTAATGCAATAATGAACAAATCTGCTCCCTGTCTTAATGCCCATTTCTTCAGCCATTTTCATGGTTATGTTTTTTGTATACGCCTTAACCATCAATCTTTCCCCCTGGCAATTCTAATAATCTGACGACGCGCCTTAAAAATCTTAACCCTTTCTACATCAGTCCATGCGTTTAGATGTATCTTGAATTGGTCTATCATATTCTCAACATCTCCCATTTCTTCAATTAAGTGCTCTTTTGTATCAGTGCCATTGATATAGCCTTTAATCGCCTCGATCAGTTCGTTAGCCTCTTCAATCATTTTTAATGCTTGTTCAGTTGCGCCATAGTTTTTTAAAATTTTAGTCTGCATTTTTTTCAGCTGTTCTGTTTCATAACCTATCACTTTTCCTCCTCCTTATTAAAAACGGCTTATACCTCAACCACCCTCTCTCATGCCCGGTCTGTGTTGACACTTGACATTCATCGCCTATATGTAGTCAAGGGATTAGTTTTGAATTATTATGCTGTTTATTTTTTGCGACCGGTTATTTTATATTTAAAGGCTTTCGCCTTAAACATCACAGTAAACTCATCTGATTTTCCAAGTAGCTCGGCTTGTCCGTTTTTAATTGTGCATTCATTTCTCTCAACCTTTTTACTCTTTCTTTTTGCTTAAGGTTGGCCATATAATCATCATCTACTCTTGGAGGTGTTGGCATATAGTATTCTTCCGGCACAGGTATGTTGTTTTCTATGCAAACTTCAAGCAAACTCTTTTTTGCAAAAATAATATGATTTCTGATTAAATTCATATTTGTTCCATCCGGCCAGAAAGGATCATTGCAGCCATTTTCTTTGACAGCCTTCCACCATCTAATTTCTCTTAATATATCGGCTTTGTATTTATCAACAACCTGTTCCGGTGCTTTTATTTTTCTCATTTATCATTCCTCCAACGGCTTCTATTGCCATATTCAATGCTTCATATCTTTTTCCCAGATATCTCCTTCTTCTTCGTGGAATGATTGACTGTTAAGAATAAGGCTTTCAAGTTGTTCTATCGCTTCTTTCGGTGTCATTCTTCTACCTCGATTTTCAAATATTTGATTTTAGACTTTTTACCACCGCCGCCCCTTTTTATTAATGAAGCTATTGTGGCTTTTGACGATCCGCTATAAGCAGCTATCTCTTCAATATATCGGCTGACTATTAGAGGCAGCTCAAATTCATCAGCTGTTACCGCCATATATAACGTCATTGCTATCCACTCTTTTCCTTTTCATCCTGCAGTCCGGACAAATGTAGCCTACTCTCGGAACTTTTGCTTTTACGCTTACATTCCATTCTCTTCCGCAAATTCGGCATATCTGTTTCCGTTTAACCTTTAATTTGGGTTTTGGCATTTAATCCGCCTCTTCCTTGCTTGCTCCACAGAAAGGACAAAATCTGTACTCAGTGTCATTGTTGAATATATACCCACACGAACATCTATTTACTTTTGCTTCTTCGTCTTCATATTTAGAAATAATATTGAGTATATCGTCAATCTCTTCTTCTGTGGCGTGTCTCGTTATTCCGCAGCTCTTACCATATAGCGGACATGATGTATAGCATTCTCCTGCAACTTCATGCTTATTGCACAGTGTATGTATTTTTCTAAGAAATGACGTTACTGCCGTTTTGAACACTTCCGGATCTAAGCGTTCTTCTTTAATCTCTTTGCTCATCTATCCGCACCGCCTATCAGCACTCCGTCTTTTGTTGCCAACCATAACAGCACCGCCGCTATCCAAAAATACATACCGCCTTTTATATCACCAGCATTAAACATGGATACAGCGTCTACGAACGAATACGCACTTATCATCCTCAATATACTTACTCCGGTCCTTTCTAAAAACCTCATACTTTCAACCCCTTACCGCTTTAATCTTTGCAAAAGCTTCTCTTTTTGTCGGAAACCAATCAATGTATACCTCTTTATATAAAAGCTTTGTCATAGTATTATCCGGTTTCTTGAACGCTCTGACCGTTCCGTTTAATTCGGCTTTTTTCGTTCCGTCTGCATAATACTGACTTTTCACACTGTAGAAAATTTGCACTCTAAATCACCCCCATTTTAAAGCTTGTCCACTTAACGCTCTTGCTTTTTATTTGCGCTGCGCTTATAATAAAAACGTAAGTATTTTTTGTTTGTCCCCCTAATCGGAATGCCAGTTCCGACGGGGGATTTTTTATCTTCTGTTCTCATTTTTATTCTCTCAGATCAGCACTGAGCCTCTCCCGTAAGCATTTGACGTAATATCCTTACTGCTACTTCCGGTAAGTCATCAATCGTTATCTCGTAACCGTCAAGACTATCTCTGACTTCTCCGTTTTTCATAATGTGTTTAACTGTTACTTCCCTACCGTTAATCATTTTTTTCATTAAAAATCACCTCTGTATAAGGTATGCTTTTACGCTTGTCTGCTTTGACATATTAAAGATTCCTACCTTCTAACTGACTTCCTCCTCAAATAGTTTCCACCAGTCAATTCCTAAAACTGTTCCTATTTTTTTAGCAGCTTTTATACTCATATTTCTTTCCCCACTGGAATACTTGAGCATAGTGCCGTATTTTATTCCTGTCTGTTCGCTGACTTGTTTTGCCGTTATGCCTTTTTCTCTCAATATATCGCTCAATTTCAAATCATCACCACCTATGCTCTTTTCGGCTATCCTCTTGTTTTGTTCCTTAAATACTCCTATACTTGAATTACAGGTGTTGCGCCACCGAGTAATTTTGAAAGGAGGATTTAAATGTCTTACTATCATTTAGCACAAGTCTGTAAAAACGGTCATCTTATAAACTCTACTGCCGATACAGACACATCATTCAACAAAAAATACTGTCCAGATTGTGGAGCTGAAACCATTACAAACTGTCCAAATTGCGGCTTCCCCATCCACGGCAAGTGTGAAATCGACGGCGTTGTTTTTATTGGTGATACAACAAAAGTTGATAAATATTGCTATAACTGTGGCACTCCATATCCTTGGACTAAAAACTCTTTACTATCAATGACTGCGTTGATTTATGAAGAAGAAACTCTATCAGATAGTCAAAAGCAAATTATCGCCGATTCTTTGCCTGATATAATATGTGAAACCCCGAATACAAACCTTGCGTCCATTAGATTGAAGAGGTTTTTATCTAAAGCCGGATTATTTGTTGCCGACGGCGTAAGACAATTTATAATAGACTTTGGCTGTGAGCTAGCTAAAAAAACTATTGGTCTTTAGTTTTTCTAATTTAAATAGTTCATATCCCGGGCAGCTATCCTTGCCACAATCATAGCTGCCTTTTTTTACCCAACAGTTGCAGCTTTTTTCCAGCTTATTTCCGCAATAGGTACAAAAATTGGCTTTTTCGTCATTCTCACTGCCACAGACCATACATTTCATTCCTCTTCACTCCTTAACTAACCTCTTTGTTGCTGCTCTTGCTTTGTCCCTAAAATACTCCTATACTTGAATTACAGGCACTGCCATGCCGAGTAATTTTGAAAGGAGTGATATTATAATTATGGAATTACTCAATACCGATTTGATAATTTGTTGTATTACTTTTATAGGTACATTTGCAATTGCATGTTATACGCACTTTCAAAACAGCAAGCTTAAATTTTTTGACGTGTATTTCAAAAATAAAGTTGAAGCTTACTATAATTTCATCGACGCTGCTTTGAAGTATTCCATGAAAAAATCCAACAGTGATGAATTGTTAAAAGCCTCTTATAAAGCAAAACTGTTTTGTAATCACAAAAACGAAAAAACTATAAATGAATTTATTTCTACTATAAATAAGTTTGTTTATCAGCAGTCAATCTCCGCAAACGAATATAATTCTCAAATCCAAGAGTGTCTACTTTCTTTTAAAAAAGATATTGAGGATTGCAGAAAGTTCAAATACTGATTATTTATTCAAAAGTATTTTTATCAAACATGCTATTGACAGAATTATCATAACTACAAATAAAATTTCCACTATAACTTCAAATAACACGGTTATCCCCCTGTCTTTTTTAATCTTCCGAAACAACAAAAAGCCAGATAACTAATTTTTAAAGACAACGAACGGTTTGGTTTCCTCGAATCGCTCGTTGTTTCTTTTTATTCTATCTGCCAATATTTCCGGCAAAGCCTCTGCTTCTTCTTTTGTTAATTCTCTTTCTTCCATTTGCTTCATTATTTCAGTTACAAAATCATGCAGTTTTGCCATTAAGCTTGCTTTTGTCATCTTTTAGCCTCCTTAACTAACCTCTTTGTTGCTATCCTCATCTGTTTCAAGTAGATAATCTATCTTTGCATCGCATATTCTTGACATATTAATCAGAACATCACTAGGAATGGGATTTGTTCCATTTATCCAGTTGTAATATGTCTTTGTAGCTACATTGAGTTTTTTTGCAAAAGCTTCTTTTGTGAAACCTAATCTTGCTCTTTCCGCTTCAATGTTTGAGTATTTAATATGCATTTTTTGCAATTCCCCTTTCGTGTTACTCATTTTGTGAATTTATACTTGCATTATATTCTCAATTTGTGTATATGTCAATACTCAATTTGTAAAATAATACACAATTTGTATAACCTTCAATTGACAATCTGTAAAATATGTAATATTATTAATTCAAGGAAGGAGGCTTGACATTGATAAGCGAAAAATTAAAAGAAATTAGAGAAAAAACACATATGAATAAAAAGGAATTCGCTGAGTATATAGGGATAAAATATACCACCTATAATAATTATGAGACTGGCACTAGAGAGCCATCGTCAGACTTTCTAATTTTAATTTCATCAAAATTTGATGTTTCTATTGATTATATATTAGGAATACAGTCAGAATCAGAAATTCTGCATTCATATAAGCTTAAAGCAAATGAATATAACCATATTGAGAACTATAGAAAATTAGATCCTTACGGAAAAGATTTAGTAGATACAGTAATTAGTAAAGAACTTAAAAGAATAGAAGAAACGAATAAGAAAACTACAAAAAGTAATGATGAAGAGATTGTTTACATTAATTTTGCTCAAAATACAGCCTCAGCAGGGTCGGGAGACGTATTGTTTGGAGATATAGATGATACTCCGCTTGCGCTGGTTGGAAATCGTATAACTAATAAAGCTGATTTCGCCGTCAGGGTAAACGGCGACAGTATGCTACCTGACTTTTCGAATGGCGATATAGTACTGGCAAGCAAGCAGCCTGTTGATAATGGTGATATTGGATTATTTGTAGTGAATGGAAATGGATATATTAAAAAGAAAGGCAGCAGAGAACTTATTTCTCTGAACCCTAAATTTGATAATGTACAGATTAGTGAATATGATACAGTTTATTGCATGGGAAAGGTGATCGGAAAAGTAGAAGATGAGTGGATGAGATAAGTTACTTATTTTATTATTTTAAGGA